CACTAGCAAATGTAGTAAGACTGCCCACTACATGGTAGCTACTCCATATGAAAAAAGTGAACAACAGAGCCGTCCTAGATGGCCTATTCCTATTCGCTACATCTGAAGACCATCGATGGTATTCTGTAGCTGAATTCTACCAATACTTCATCTACCCTCTAATGTACGACAAGCTCCGTGTATGGCGCGATGAAGACGGTAAACCTATCGGCCTTTTCACCTACTGTTTCCTATCAGAAGAGAAGGCACAGCAATTCCTCGACGATGAATACACGATCCTAGAGGAAGACTACAAAGCTGATGATGGGGATGAAATTTGGGGCATAGAGTTTATTGCTCCATTTGGTCATGCGAGGAAAATCGTCTCTGACCTTAAACAAGAATACGCTGACAAGTACGGGGAACCCCGTCCGATATACTGGCGTAGATTGCATAAACCTTACGAAAGACGAAGAGGTAAATTATAATGGGTGGTGGTTCTCCGGCTCCGGCTCCTCCGCCCCCTGCGCCAGATTACAGTTCGCAATTTGCGGGCTTGGCCAGTGGGCAGAATACAATCCGTTCGGACATTCGTTCGGCGGAAGACACGTTCCAAGACGAGTCTCGTGATCTATCCCGTGAGATCACCACAGGCTTCAATGATCAAGAAGACCGTTTTGACACGGTTGATCGTGGTATCGATGATCTTGGACGAGACGTTAACACAGGGTTCTCAGATGTAAGTGAGAGCCTCACAGGCCTGTCTACTGATATGGGCAACCAGTTCGACGCATTTGGTAACCGTATGGATACTGGTTTTTCAGGTGTTAACGAAAACATGAACACTGGCTTCGGTTCTTTGTCCAATCAAGTGGACACCCGTTTCGGGGAACTGAATACAGGCATGAACACTGGCTTCGAGACGCTAGGTTCTAACGTTAACACTGGCTTTACTGCTCTTGGTGATCTTGTAGGCGCAAATGACGCCGCTCTGATGGCCAATCAGCAAGAAGGCTTTGCAGGTGTTAATGAGAACGTCACGAACGTAGGTACGAACCTCGGCAATCAGTTGACTGAGACGTCCTCGAATGTTCTTGCAGGTCAGGCTAACATTGCAGATCTCGTACAACAGTATGGCGGCAATCTCGACACCTACTATGCGGCTTTGGCCCAAGGTCAGTCTGAGGCGGCGGCTCGTCAGGCGGCTCTGCAAACTGGTTTGGATGGCTTCCGTAGCGACTACGACACGGCTACTACCGTGGCACAGCAACAGCGTGGTCGTATTCAGGATGCTGTTATGGGTGGTAACACTCAGATCCAAGAACAGTTGGCTAGTACCGCAGATGCTAACGCACAAGGCCTTCGTAACCTTCGTGGCGACGTATCTGGTGTACAGTCAGATGTTCAATCTGGTAACGCTCAGGCAACCAAAGACTTCTCTGATGTAGCACGTCGTATTGCTACAGGCTTTGACGATGGTTCTCAGCAAAGCACGAACTTGCGTAATGAATTCATTGATCGTCTGAACACTGTTCGCTCTGTGCTTACACAGCAAGGTGATCAGATCGATGAAAACACACGTCAGACTTACTCTACTCTGGTGAGTTCGTTCGACGAGCAAGGTTCTCTTATCGCTAATAGCGTAGACAACATGGGTAACCGTACGGCCCGTGCATTGGATCAGCAAGGTAACCTACTCCTTGCACAGTTCAATACGCAGGGTCAGCGCGTAGATCAGACTGCATTGAATATCAATCGTATGATGACGCAAATGGATGCCCTAGGTTATCAGCCCGGCACTAATCAGCAAATGGGCATGATGACAGGTGCTATGGGCAATGCGAACGTTTATTCGGGTCTAGCGTCTCCGTACGCTTCCACCCGCTAAACGATAAAGAAACTTGAGAAAGCCAGAGACATTATTGATGGACGATCAGCGCCTGAATAGAATTGAGACTAAACTCGACAAACTAGCTGAAGCAGTAGTGTCTCTGGCACGGATGGAGGAGCGTATGATTACGCTCTTCAACCGTATGGGGAAATACGAAGAACGCCAAGACAGCCTAGAGGCCCGTGTAGACGATGTTGAAACTGATATCGTCAAGAACGGAACAACTCTTCGCTTTGCCGAAAGAGTATTTTGGGTGGTTATTACAGCCGCCATTAGCACAGGATTTTGGTATCTAAGATGATCCCTGATAACGTATCCCAATCTGGGATAAACATAGTTAAGAAATTCGAGGGTTTGCACAAAGTCACCGATAGTGGCGATGTCCGTGCGTACCGTTGCCCCGCAGGTAAATGGACGATTGGCTACGGCCATACTAAAGGTGTCCGTTCAGGTATGCGGGCCACCCCTGCACAATGCGAAGAATACCTTGTAGAGGATCTTAACGAGGCAGGTGCAATCGTACGTCGTTATGTGAACGTACCTTTGTCACAGAACCAATACGACGCTCTCGTGTCGTTCGTGTTTAACCTCGGTGGCGGCAACTTCCGTTCAAGCACCTTGCTCAAGAAACTGAACAAGGGCCTGTACGATGAAGTACCTGCACAACTCCTACGGTGGAACAAGGCTCGTGTAGATGGTGTTCTAACTGAGCTACGAGGCTTGACCCGTCGCCGTACCGCAGAAGCGGCTCTGTTCTCAATGGACGCTCCTCTTGCGGGTGATGGCGGAGACATGATGCCTCAGAAGCCTGAACAGGCCGCCACGAAGCCTCTCACGCGCTCTAAGACCTTAGCAGGTGCAGGTGCGGCAGGTATCGGTACTATTGGTACTGTTATCGGTGACGCGGCAAACCAGATCGAAGGTCTTGTTGCTTATTCGGAAGATCTTAAACTTGTCTTCCTCGGCCTCACCATCGTCGGCATTGCCTTAGTAACTTACGCCCGCATCAAAGACCATAAAGAAGGCGAACGCTAATGTTCCTTCTTAGCGGTGTCTGGGGCAAGGTTAAGCTAATCATTGCAGGTATATTCGCGGCATTGTTGCCTATCCTGTATGTCCTTGGACGCCGTGACGGTAAGAAACTCGAACAGCGTAATGCACTAGAAGATGCGGTTAACACTGAACGTGAACGCGCTGATTTCTACAAGACGATGGATGAGCACAGCAATGAAGCTGAAAACAGCAAGCCTCGTAATCGCAGTGACCTTATTAACAGGTTGCGCGGGAACGGTTTATAAGACTGAGCTAGACGTCTACTGCCCACCCATCGTGGAATACGACAGTCAGTTCAACAACAGATTAGCAGACGAAATCGAAAGCATACCTGTCACAGACGGAAACACAGCCGTTGTTGAAGCCCTTTCGGATTACGCCGCACTCAGAGACAAGATACGAGCGTGTCGCAAGGAAAGAGATAATTTGTAATGGCAGATCCTACTACTCCAGATGGCCTTGTTGGCGATCCTAATGCGGCCTCGGTCACGAACAACCTTACAGGTAATACACCTGCGGGCACGTTCATGGGCACGAGTTCTTCAGTCGCTACAAATGCGGATTATATCGGTGGGACGAACATTGCGAATGTATCGTCTGACATTATCCGTGACCCCGCAGGTTTCCTCGGTAGTGAGGGCACCCTAGCGGACAACGTACCTGACATTGATCCTAATGCTCAGGGTACGAACATTGATAATAACAAATATAACGTTGACGTAGACGCTCTCCAAGGTTCCGCACAGCAAGCGGCCGTAGGACAGGCGGCTAGTGTCACCGCGCCTACATCTGCACCTACCTACACTGCACAGACAACCGCAGGACAGGTTGGTCAGGTAATGGATAACCTTGACCCTGCCACGGCTACCGTGACGCAGGATAACTTGGTTGATGAAGAGACGATTGATTTAGAAGGGCTTGCTACTGGCACGAACGCGGATGGTTCCGTGAACGAGGTCGGTCAGGCCCTTAATACTGTCTTCACCCAAGATATCTCCCGTATTGTCGATACGAGCACTGTATCAGGCCAATTGCTTGCAGACCGCCTCGGTGAGGGTAACTACACGGATGCTAAGACGCAGACGACCTATTGGTTGGATGAACTGTCTAAGGACTTCGTAGATCCTAATACAGGACAACCTAAGATCCCATCGTGGGCGGCAGGTGCTCTTCGTGGTGTGAACCGTATGATCGCCTTTAAGGGCGTTACAGGTTCGGCGGCTATGGGTGCTGTAGCGGCGGCTACTATGGAAGCTATGGTTCCTATCGCACAGGATCAGGCTAATTTCTTCCGTACGATTACTGCTAAAAACTTGGATGCCAAGAACACTCAGGCATTGCAGACAGCACAGATTTTGGCTAATATGAACTTGGCTGAAATGGACACTCGCATGGAGCAAGCTGTCTATAACGCCAAGACCTTCGTACAATACGATTTGACTAACGTTCAGAACGAACAGCAAGTCGAACTCGTTCGAGCACAGGCCAAGCAACAGGCCATTATGGAAGACGCTAACCAAGTAAACGTACAGCGTCGTTTCAATGCAGAAAACCAAACTCAGGTTGACCAATTCTATTCACAGCTAGGCGCACAGATTGACCAGTTCAACGTCACTCAGCGTAATGGCATGTCGCAGTTCAATGTTGGTCAATCTAACGACATGTCGCAGTTCAACCTGCAAATGGAAAATCAGCGTGAACAGTTCTACCTGAACATGCAGAACCAGATTGATATGGCCAACGCTCAGTGGCGTCAGCGAGTCACTTTGACTGATGCCCAGATGGCCTTCGATGCGGCCGCTACGGACGTTAAGAACATCGTGGGCTTGACTAGCGAACAGCTAAACCAGATGTGGGATCGTTCGGATTCCCTGTTGGATTACGCTTGGCGCGAAGGTGAAAGTCAGAAAGATCGTAACGTACAGATCCAAGTCGCTAAGATGAACTACGACGCTCAGGTTGCGGCCGCGAATGCTAAGAAGAAGGGCTTCGGTGCGGTTGTTGGTAGCATTGCAGGTAACGTACTTGGTGGTTGGGCAGGATCTACAACGGGCTCTGCGGCAATCACTACTATGCTTGGTTTCTCTGACGAGCGCCTCAAAGACGATATTGTTCAATACGGCGAACTTGATAATGGCATTAAGTTGTTCAAGTGGACGTGGAACGAGGCGGCTAAGAAGATTGGCGCTGATAAGTGGCCAACATATGGCGTTATCGCTCAGGACGTTCAGAAGGTTATTCCTGATGCCGTACGTCTCGGCAAGAACGGTTACCTGACCGTAGATTACAATAAGGTGGTAGCATGACATTTGAAGAAGCAATCCGCCGTTCGATCAAGGCATACTTTGATGGTAAAGACCCCGCCAAACTGAATGAGGTTAAAGGTGAGGTTCGCTACACTCGTGAGTACTTCGACGAAATGGAAGAAGAGCTTATCGGCAGTAAAGACGCCGCTCCTGTAGAAGAAGACATGGAAGAGGAGATGGACGAAGATGCCGTTGAATAATCCTGCTATGCCAGACGCCCCAATCCCGGGGGCTAACTACACGGCTAACGAACAAAACTATCCGTGGCACCGTCCACCAGACATCATCGATACAGATGAAGCTATTGAGTATGTCGCAGACAAGTTCAACGACGGTACTGATGGCCTGAAATACATGGAAATGATCCGTGCAGGAGTTTCCATTGCGGCCGTAACTGACATGCTCGTTACTATCGGTATCAGCGACGGTAAGTGGACACCTGACTTTGCTATTTTGATTGCAGGGCCTGTAGCACGATTGCTTACAATCTTCGCTAAGGGTTACGACATTGATTATGAAATGGGCCTCGACACTGAAGGGCCGTTCGTAACATCCGAATTCCTCAAGGCAATTGAAGGATCTAATCAAGTCGTAACTATCAACGACGCTGAGATTGAAGAGGTCAAAGAAAGTGCACCTCAAAGCACGGATGGCTTGATGGCTATGTCTACTCAAGAAGAGCAAGATGCTATGCTCGGCTACGGCCCTGATGAAGAGCCTATGCCTCAAGAAGAGCAACCAATGCCTATGAATGAGGAAGACGTATAATGGGTTTCTTTGATGACTTCAGCGAGAGCTTCGCAGACAGCTTTAACACCTCATACAATACGTCTCGTTCTAAAGCACTAGACGCTGAGGCTGATGCCGCTAAACAGGCCGCTCAACGCTTCTTAGAGCGCCAAGAACAGGCGTCTGAGCTACGCCGTGAAGATCGTGACCGTATCTCCCGTGCACAGCGCCTAGAGAGTGAACTGAGCCTTCCCGAAGGTACTTGGGCAAACATCTATTATTGGGATATGGACGGATACAGCATGTCTGATATCCGTGAGATGGCACAGGAAGGCACATTCAACGCTATTCCAGTTCCTGAAGATGAAACTCCTGTGGCGGCAGATCCTAATGCTACGAATGCAAGTGGTGCTGTTGATGGAACGGAAACTCCGCCTACCGTAGCTCCTACGGCAACAGTAACGCCAGAAGCGGCTCAGACAGAAGCCATGCTTGACCCTAATGCCGATGGCTCAGGTGTTCGACTTTCTTACACTGAATATGCGGCAAGCAACGGTCGCACAGGCGATCCTACGGCAGGTCAGAACCAAGAGGTTGTTGATATCGTTACTCGTTCGTGGGCTCAGGTGGGCCTTGGCGACAATATCGGTATTAACTCAGGCTTCCGTGGCGAAGATGAATCTAACCACGACGGTAATGCATTCGATATCGATGTATCTGGCCTTGATCGTGATCAGCGTATCGCTCTTGTCCGTTCGCTTTCTGCTAATGGCGCTAGGGGCATTGGCTTCGGTAATAATACAATCCACGTCGATGTCCGTGGCGATAGCCCACGCGTATGGTGGTATGACGCTCAGGGTGATGATACTACATCTATCCCTGAAGCCCTCAGCTACTCTGCGGGTGTTCTCGGTCAGCACGTCGGTGGTAACCTTTCTGCGGGCGGTCGTCCAACGGATGGCGCAGACGGTACTCCAGTTGGCTCAGGATCTACCCAGATTGAAGTGGGAGATTCTCCATTCCTTACCCGCGTGAATGAAACACTAGAACGTGAGCATACGGATCGTGTTCTGAATATTCTCGGTATCTCTGAGGAAGAATACGAGGCAGGTCGTACACGTCTCTCTTACAACAACGTAAACCCATCAATCCAATACACCTACACCCCACGTCTGACAGGGGATGATCTCCCGACGACATGGAACGCGGCTATGATCGCTCAGGTTATGGATAGTGAAGATTACCGTAACGCAGAGACGCCTGAAGCGCGTATGGCTATTCTGGAAGAGACACGTCGTTCGATGGCGGAGGAGGCAAATGCCGCTAGGTCTCCTAAAGATTCGGCATTCGAATTGCTTGTGTCTAGTCAGGAATATGAAAATGCTGATGCGGCAGGTCGTACGGCACTGCTTGAACAGTTTGAGCGTACATGGTCTGACCTTGGTCGTGCTGAAGGTGGTGGCGAAGATAATCGTACAGCTAAACAGATTGCATTCGATCTTTACCAAGAGAGTGATGAATACACTTCGGCTAACCCAGAAGCACAGATTGATCTTCTCGCTCAGTGGGAACGTCAGTGGGCGGAAGACACCGCACGGGATACTTCGGGGGGCAGTACCACACTTACTCCTGCACGGCTTGCACAGCTTCGCTCTGACGCTGAAATCGATCTATTGTCTAGCGACCCTGCCGTACGCGAGGCCGCTCAGAACTACCTAGAAAACATCTACCCAATTCAAGAACGCAATATCCTTGCGGTTAACTCGGCGGTAGGCAGTGGTGACGAAACTACATTCAGTGTCCGTTACAGAAACTCTGAGGGCAATGTAGTAAGTGTTACTGCCCGAGAGACTGCCGACGGTTATGTACCTCTCAATGGTTCTCAGGTTATTGAGAACGTAGTCGAGGTTATTACTCCTGACGACATGGATCGCCGTATTCAGGCGGTTACTCAGGCAAGCGCCGTATATCGTCCTGCACTGGATCTTCGTTCTGCGGTTACTGTTGCATCGTTCGGTGCATACGAACTTGACCGTATGGCGGCACGTTCTGAATACGTCCTTACGACTACCGCAGGTGGCGTGAGTATGTTTGAAGGCGCTAAGACGGAACTTAACACGCTTATGGGTGTTATTGGTCAGGCAGGTCAGGATCTTAGCAACGACCAAGAGAGCGTATTGGCCGCTCTTAACGCACACCTAGCGGGTGTAGCAGGTGCGGGCGGTACAATGACCAGTGAAATGGCTTCGCAGTATCGTGAATTCGGTGCGGCAGTTATTCGATACGTCTTCGCCGCAGGTAGGGCTCTAGGCCAAGAAGGTAACGGCTTCTCAAACAGTGACTATGATAATATCTTGAGTTCTATCGTCAATGCTCGTAGCTATGAAGCCTTCTCTAACAACCTTCGTAACTTCACTCGTACTCAGTTTGATAACTTGAACGAGGTTGTTTCTAGCGCCTCTCAGAACCCGCAGGTTCTAGCCGCTCGTGAAGCAGGTGCAGGTTACTTGGTTGATCCTGCCCTACAGAACTCAGAGCAATACTTCACTACGCAACAACAGGGTGACACGTCTTCCGCAGTTGATAGGCGTCGTGGCATCTACGATTGGTCGCAGAACCGTGCAGGACGCATCATACGCTATGTAGAAAACGTCGATGAAAGCATCGTCTCACAGATTCCAAGCCTACAAGGCTTCGAAGGACGCGGCGTATTGATCTTTGATAACGGACGAATTGAGGCATACTAATGGCAGATACAGACACCGAAAACGCACCAACTTCAGGTCAGCTATCTGCGGAAGAGTTGGATGCCTTGATGGAACAGTTGGCGGAACAGCAAGCAGAAAGTTCTGCCGAAGCCGCCGCTAACCGTCCGTTTACTGGCCAAGAATACGTTGATGACCCTCAGTTCAGCGAAGGTTTCTTCAGTGGGGCAATCGACCGTATGGAAACACCCATTACGGAAGAAGAGCGTAGTAACCCTGTTATTTCTCAGGCTGTTGAATCCGAGGCTTACCGCAATGCTACTACCTCGGCGGAACGTACTAACCTTCTTGCTGATGCGGTAAACGAATATAACAGCTCCATCTACAATAGCCGTGGTGAACGGGTCATGGGTGGTGAGGGTTCTACACTTGATGCGATTAGTCGCGCACTGAACCGAGGTATCCCGGGGGGTGAAACTCGCGCTACGGGTGTTCGTACAGAGCAAATGACTCGCCCTGTCGAGAACCCTGACTTTGATCCTGAGATGCCCGAAGGGCCAGACAACCCCCGTCTAATTGACGCCACAGAGACGTTTATCGTTCCTAAGCCGGGGGCGGAAAGTTCGTGGTTCCAACGCAATGTTGCAGGTGGCGTCCTTAGAGGTGCCCGTGAGCTTGGGGCGTTCGTAGAGGATGGCCTTGATTACATTGGTGTAGGCGACCCTGCTACTGACAGGGTTCGTGAGAACTTCCCTGTATACGCTCCTCGTGATGCCCTAGACCAAGGTGTCCAAGAGGTAGTGGCTATCCTATCAGGTGGTGTAGGTGGTGCAGGTCTTGCCACTAAGATCGATGATGTGTTTCGTTTAGGCCCTCGTGCGGCTCAGTGGGCGTCTCGTATGTGGGATGATGCTAAACGTATCGACCCTGCAAACGCACAGCGCCGTTTTGAACTTGCTATGCGGGCATTTATTGCTGAACGCGGTGCTAGTATCGGTGCTACGGCAACAACCCCAGAAGGAACAGAACCTCTAGTAGGCGATTGGGCCCTAGAACAGTTGGGGTTCGATGCAGGTGAAAACGAACGTGTAGCGCACTACATCGATAACGAAGCATTTGCAGTCGGCCTGAACGTATTGGCCCGTGGCCTTGGCGCAGGTTGGCGCTACGGTAGACGTCTTTTTAGCGGCCTGTCTGAAGATCCTGATCGTCGTGCGATCGAAACGGGTATGCTTATCCTGAAGAATATCGATTCAGGTAACGCAGATGTGCCCGCAGTCGTCTTGGCTGAACGTGCCCGTATCATGGGCGAGGTTATGATGAATAACCGTGAGTTCCGTCTAGGCGTACTAGGACAGCGTATGGATGAAGCGGGCAACGTCGTAGACATCATCCCGGGTGGTTCTATTGAACTAGACAGTGGTACGGCATTGATGCTTGGTGCCCGTGATTATGCTGAACGTGCGTATGCATGGCGTCGTCCTTTGATGGAGCCTGAAGCATATGAGCGTATGCTAGACGATGTAGCAAATGAAGTTGCTGAAAATATCGTAGGTCTACGTCAGGGTATGCGAAATGAGCGTATCGTCCGCGAGGGTGATAACGCAATTCTTCGTGATACCTCTAATGTACTGCAAGAAAACGCTAATGCTTATGCTTCGCCCGAGATGGCAAATGCAGGTGCACAACAGCTTGCTACGGATGTAGCTACTCCTGTTATTGAAGCACGTCGTACCCTAGATGCGGCAAGCCGTGCGCTAGACACTGCTCGTACTACAGGGCAACAGGCGTATGACCGTGACGCTGTAATGCGGGCACTGGACGTAGCACGTCAGAACAACGCCCTAGGCAGTGACGCGGCTGAACGCCAGATCCTCGAACAGCTTACAGGCCCTGACCTACTCAGGGCTTGGGAAGACGCTCGTACAGCATACAGTGACGCATTCGATGCTATTGAAGAAGGTATCGACTTTGATCGTCAAGGTTTGCGTGATCTAGTTACTGAGCTTGCGGATGAAACGAACCAGTTCTCTACAGTTACTGTTCGTGAAATGGAAGCTGACCCATTCCGTCTCTTGCTAGACGGTATGTCCGCACAACAGAAACGTGATCCTGATACAGGTCGTCTATTGTTCGACACTGTGGACGGTGAACGTGTTCCTGTCATGGAAACTGTCGATGACGTCATGGCACGGATTGAAGGGGACTTGGATCTCAAGTTCATCTACACAGACCTTCGTCCTGCAATCTCTCGTCGCATGGATCTGTTGCAATCTCGCAACATGCCTATCCCTGCCTCGCTAACACGTCTGAAGCAGTTCATTGACGATGCGGCTGAACAGTCAGGTGATCCTGCATTCCGTGAGGCTATGGATCTCTATGAAGACTATGCGGGCACATTTCTTCGTACGGAACCTCTTCGTCAGTATGACACTACAGCCCGTCAGGTTGCAGATGAATTCGAAGTACGGCCGGGGGAACGTATCGGTGAACTAGACGCCTATGAAGCAGGTATGCGGGCACTGAATGTGTCTGAGAATGCTCAAAGTTCTCAATACATCACAGCATTCATCGATGCACTTAATCGTGGTCAAGGCGGCAACGTAACTGATGAAATGGCTCAGGCATATATGGGCATGGCCCTGAATAACCTAGCCCGTAGCACACGTCGTGGTGATACAGTATCGTCAGAACAAATTCGTACTGCGGTAGCCCCATATCTTGATCAGCTACGCGCCACTAACAGTGAGGCGGTATCCTCTTTTGAGAACGCCGTTCAAACTATTGAGATGGCTCAGATGGGATTGGCAAATGCTGAAGAGGCGGAACGTGTAGCCCGTGCGGCATACGATCAGATCCTAACAGAAGCACAAGAAGATGCGGCTTCCGTATTCATCCGTAACTTGGATGGGGTAAATCCTTCTCCTCTAGAAGACACGGCTACACAATGGTCGCAAATCTTCAATGCGGCGGACGCTCCAGAACGTGTCGAAGAGCTTATGCGTCGTGCGACATCTACGGGTAACCAATTGGCAATGGACGGTATCAAGTCCCGCTACTTGGCTTATGTCAGAGATCGTATCTTCACACAGGGCCGCCGTGGCGCTGACGTAACGGCAGATGGTACGGCCGCAGTCCGTGAGGTTAGCCCAACACAGCTTACCAATATGCTTGAAGGTACGGGCGACAATACCCTCACTACTCTGCGCCGAGTGTTCTCAGATGAACCTGAAAGGGCTCAGGCACTGGAGCGTATGTTTGAGGTATTGAATATCAGCGTGAACAACCGTGCTATGCGCGGTAATAACTTCGGTTCTACCACCGTGTACGATGGGGATCTGAAGCGTACAGTTGACCGTCTGATTGTCCTATCACTTGGGGTTCTGAACCCTGTCGCCACTAGAGCCCGTAACCTGTCGGCTGTTATCGTAGAAGGACGTCAACAACAGATCGTAGAGGCTATCCAAACTAACTTTGCATTGATGGTAACATCACCTTCGTACTTCGACGAGGTAATGCAAGCGGTAGCAAGCGATCTTACGGACGAAAGCCTGACACGCCTGATTACACCATACATCGCACGGGCCACATTCGGTGCGGGTAAAGATGGTGACTCTAGCGTCCCTCAGAACTATGAGGCGGTAGAACCTGAAGAATAGGCAATAAAAATGCCCCTGACATTGATCCGTTGGTTAGACGGTGTCAGGGGCGGAGCCCACTAGCATGTGAGGCTATAATCTAACTACTTACTTGAAGCCTCTGGGTCAACATCTGACTCGGGGGTTTTTTCTTTTTCAGTAGCCATATTTTGCTTTTCAAACAGACCTAGTTCGAACACGGAACGGTTTAACATCCAGTGCATGAATGGTAGGTTCGATACGGAACTCTTGATGATGACATTACCATCTTCATCAAAGCCCGTGACTACAGCACTATGCATTGTGCCTTTGCACTCTTCCAAGAGAGCGTCTACCTTTTTTACTGCCTCATTAGACATTGCGTTTCTCCTTTGATACGCGGTTCATAATTTCTGCTCGTTCATCGTCACTCAGGATTGTCCAATATCGGATTTCCGAAAGGCTTCTTCCACAGCCCTCGCAAAGTTCTCCCGATATTCGGCAATGTCTGATGCACGGTGTAACAATGACGTCCTGTCTGTCACGTCTCGGCCGCCGCATAGTACTTCCTCAAAAACACCAAACAACAAATCGAACTTAACCTGATAGATCTGTTGTAGGCCGATCAGGTAGTTCATCCTTTCGTCTTCAGACGGTTCTTTAGGGGAGTCGAACGCCCACTTGATGTAAGTGCCGATATCGTCAGTAACGTTCCAACACTCCATGATAGCGGCTTCTAAATCAAAACGATCTTTCATGCCCGTCTCTCCTGCATGTTTCTAAGATAGGCGGTGTCGAAACCTCGTTGCCATTCTTTGTGTAGAACAGATGTGTTCTTGTATGGTGAATCTAACACCCCTTTGAAAAACGCCCTGAACCCCATGTCGAATGCCTTTTCTAACGGCTTCTTAACTGCACCGCCCATCTTAGTTGTCTCCTTACGCTGAGATATCTACGATCTCACAAACACCGCCCGTACAGGCTAGGGTCTGAGAGCTTTTGGTATTGTCTTCTTTCTCGTAGTCAGAAAGTTTAGACCAATCTATTTTCTCTGGCATAGCGGCCTTAGCGGCTTCATACTCTTCCTTCGTACAGTCTTGGTACGGAGCTTGTTCGTATGTATGCTCACTGAATGGCAGGAACGAAATACCTGAGATTTCATCGAAGTTTTCGTACACCCATGCACCAACTTCCATCCATTCGTGATCCTTAACGGAGATTGTAACAGATGGTTTGTGGTGGCACCAATGACGCTGATAGATCAGCCATAGTTCAAGCTGTTGAATGGCACTCTTGTCGTTACGGCAGATAGCACCGTGAGGGGCCTTCATAGGGAACGAGAACACTTTAGTAGAGTTACCGTTAACCACACAGTCTTCCGCAGGAATGTTCATGTCCATGAGGAACTGAGTGAGAGGGTCTTTAGCGTCACCACGCACTGTACGGATATAGTACGGGTTGTGGCGGGTATGGATGCCTGATGCTGAATCTACAAGCTGTGAGACGGTGCCTGAAGGCTTCACACAAGTGATAGAGGTAGATGGATTGATACCAATCTCAGCCGCCAGTTTCTTGTTTGTCTCTTCGGCAACCTTCTTCATTTCATCTAGCCAACGTGGGCTATCCGCAACGTTCGCCAAGACATTGTGATCCATAATCCCTGTCAGGGACACGCCCAACAAACGCTCTTCTTCCGTATTCTTCTGCCAGATGCGGCGAAGGTATGGGAAATTCGTCAGACAGCTTTGGAATGTACCGATGATGGTAGCAGTCTCTACCTTACGCTTGAGGTCAGCCTTAGTATCCTCAGCCCGTACTACTACCTCTGAGAGGTTGCAGAATTGGTAATTTCGAAGGATGATCTCCGAACACGGGTTAGTTCCGAAATCGTGATCATGGTCGCGCATACCCGTCTTCTTAGCCTGTTCACGGGCCGCCTGACGGTTAAAGATACCACGCTCACCTGACTTAGACTCGACCAAGGCCAACCATTCACGCATGAATGTTTCCATTTCAGGCTTTGTGTCATACACGGCCGAGTTATTAGCCAAAGAACGCTGTCCATTATCCAACCACCATTGTCCCGCTTTCGCATGGCGCATACGGTCGTCAGACAGGTTTGACAGGGAGATCATAGCAGAACGACGTACGCCGCCTACAACAACCACCTGACCGACCTTACACATGATGTCATGGCACTCTAGCGCACTCAGCTTACGACCTGTAGCACCCTTAAAGATTGACACTGTGAAATTGAACAGGTCAACAAGAGGCTGAGGGCCTGATGCACGGCCACCGAAGGTCTTTAGGCGGGCACCCGCAGGGCGAACCTTAGACACGTCCCACTTAGGGATCTCACCTGAATACAGGAGAGCTACCAATTGACGGAATGCTTTCGCCCAACCTTCTTTGCTATCACGCACCATAATGGTGGTTTCGCTATCGAATAGCTCTTCAGGCACTTCAGGCAGTTTCTTGATGTGGTCTTTCTCAACAGAGAAGCCTACACCTGTACCGCAGAGAAGGATAAACATCGCTTCATCAAACGCTTTAGGATCATCGACAGGGATATACGAACAGTTGTAGCCCGCAGTGTTGTCCCGTGCCAAAGCAGGGCCCGCAGTCATAAGCGCCCGCATAGAGGGCATAACCTCAAAGTTTAGGATAGCGAAACGGATACGGTCTTTAACCTCGTCCGTAACCGTGTAATTCAGCTTTTCCTTCAATTGGGCCGCCATGAAATCTACATAGCGAGTTACCGTCTCAACCCAATCTTCACGGCGTCCCTTCTCCTCAAGCCAACGGCTATAACGTGACTTGTAGATGAATTCCTCATAATCGCTTGGGAAAGCAATTGTACCCTTATTCTTAGTGCCTGTTTTTGACATTTTATGCATCCATTATGTTAGTGATTTATCGATTGTCACCGCTACCGCCGATGACGCCCCGCTCCTTGCGATCAAGGAGTTTGTGCACATTACCCTTCGCCGCTTCACGCATCGAAATGTCTAGGTCTGTGCAAAGTGCGGCCAAATACCAGAAGACGTCGCCTATCTCTTTGGCAAGGTCTTCCCTCTGCTCAATCGTGATGTGGCCATCATCATCACGATAAATCTTCTTAATCTTGTTAAGCACTTCACCGACTTCACCTGCTAGGCCCATCGCGGGGTACATCAGGCGGTATTTCTCGTCGTAGATTGCCGTTTCTGCGGCACATGCTTGGTATGTATCGAAATCCATTATTACCTCAGTGGCTGTTTGCCGTGGAACCAAGAGACAAGGGCCTTACGACGCCCCCACCAAATTGGCCTCGCGACATGTGGTAGGTGAGAAGGGAAGATGATTGCCATGCCCCGAGATTTAGGGGCGGCCTTCACATAGTTCCCGTTCGGAAGATAAGTGTGTGAATCAATCTCTAGATTGCCGCCCACATAGTCAGACGGATCTGATAGCTGAAGCACACAGGTCAGCTTACGCGTTGCTACGGCATCATTGCTGTTGTCCGTATGCTTGCCGTAGAACTGGCCGAAGCCGTATTCCAGATACTGAAGGTCTTCCATTTGCCCGTCTAACTGTAGCTGTAGCCAACGGTCGTTAATGTCCTTCACCTCTTTCTGAATACGCATGAAGAACCATGAGCTATCGACACTCAAGGGAACCCAAGACAGATCACAGTTACGCGTGAAGAACTGTTTGATACTTCCCTTGTTGTTATCTAGGACACGGCCCTTCTGTACTTGTTGGCGATCCATGAAACGACAGATGTCGTCACACTCGTCGTCATTGAACATCTTCGTCCAAGTAAACTGATTGACGTGCTTCATGGCCCTACTCCTGAGCCTTCTTCAGGTAGTAGTCAGCCTTCGCCATCGATTCATTTCCGCCCTTATGGCGCTCACGCCAGACGTACTTAATGGCGTTGCCTTTGCAGTAGCCACGGAACTCTTCGGGGGTCAGTGCCGCCTTGATTGCATCGATGCATTCAATACCACCTTGACGGTAATGTGGCGGGGCGTTGACCAAGTCTACTACTTCTGCGGACGTATAGTTAAGATCAAAACTCTGATCATACTCCTTGTCCACCGTATCAAACGGCGGAACATGACCTCGGATAGTCATATTAGTGCTTCCTATGTTTGCGTGGATTGAATTTCATTTTGCTGATATCGACGATATTGTCCTGCGCCTGTTCAGCTTCCCGAGCCTTCTGCACGGCTTCTAGGAACTCTTCATCAGGCTCGAAGACGATCTCCATTTCATCATCTTCATCTTCGTCGTATTCTTCTTCCATAGCGGCCATGAAGGCCCCCACAGAAGCCATCTGACCTGCAACCAATACGCTGTCGTGTTGAGTAGAAAGGATAGCATACATGCCGCGTAGCAGGGTCTGCATATAGGCAATGTAGTCTTCGTCTACGTCGTCGTCGAACTCCCAACCGCCACCGAAGGCTAGGTTACCCTCTTCATCAAGAGAGAGTTCGATGTATACGCCATTCAGTTTCTCTAGCTGTTCTGCACTCATGTCACGTTCCTTAATGATGCAATGATTTCCAAAGAGGCTTTGTTATGCTTTTCCTTCAGCCAATTTCTTGGAACGAGAGTGTCAGCAAACTGGAAGCCATAACGCGCACACCACATGCCGTACGTCGTCTTTGATCCCTTACGGATCTTTCCTTTGCTATTGGTAAAGACGAAACGAAGGTCTAGCTCAGGATACTGTTCCTGAATTAGTAGGTGCTTCTTGCGGTCTTCCACAGTGAAGCGCCCCTTCGTCTCAATTACGATACCATTAGGAAGAAGAAAGTCAGGGGTGTAGTAATGGTCAGTTTCAGGGATCACATAGGGAATACGAAAGCATTCATATTCCGCATCGACACCTGCCTTAACCAGTTCACTCTGAACCTTCTCTTCCAAGCCTGATCGATAACCTGCCGCGATGGCACGAGCGTTTGTAGGGCGCTTCTTAGCCATTAGCTTCCTCATTATACTCTGAATACCAGAAGTGGCGTGGAGAGGCCGCCTTAGAGCCTGTCTGGGGCTTGTAGACAGCGTCAGGCCAACACTTGCGCTGATACGAACAGAACGTGCATGACGTATGTAGACGCTTGCTACCTGTAGGCTTGCTACGGAAGTATTCGTTCGTAGGCTCAAAACACCTTACGAATTCCTTGTCTTCAGAGACGTGCTTAATACGCTCGACAATCTCAGTCTCTAGTTTCTCTAGATCCTGTGGCGTAGGTTCCGCTTCAACAACACGGATTTCTCCCGTCGATTTGTTAACGACGATCCAACCACCCATGTCAGTGTTAGTGCCACGAGTGTATCCTAGAAGCTGTGCGGTATAACCGAAGGCATCATCCTTAGCGACACCATGCCAACCATCTTGCCATTTATTGTCGTAGGCCCAAGGGGAAGACGACTTGGTATCGTAGGTCTTACCATCGATCTCAATATCGTTCTCGCCTTTGATGACAGTTCCTGCAACCGCGTACTGAGCCTGAGACTTACCGCCCGTGATATTGGCACCAGACACGCGCAGTAATACCTCGACAATAGCTTCGATAGCATCGCCTAGCATCATACGCACAATGTGGTTGTACGGCATACGAGACCGTTCCTCGCCCGCCTTTTCCATTTGGAGTTGGCAGGTAGGGCGTCCGATATTGCTCATACGGAGACGGAAGGGTTCCTTCTCACGGAACAGTTGCTTACGCAAACCTTCCTTGAAAAGTTCTCCTGCCTGTTCGATCCACTCTTCTTCACAGTGAACGGATTCACCATTAGAGAGTTTGTCTAGCGTCATACGGAGACGCGCCTCAAGCGGTGAAATAGACATAACTAATCCTCTATTAGGGGCAAAAGAGGGGCACATTGGCCCCCCTTTCACAAGTTTCGGTTTAGTCGTCTAAATCGTCCGCCAGATCGCCTTCGAGGGCGTCCAACGCATCATCATCCAGTTGATTGCCGCGAATGGCATTCTGGTAGGCAGATTCAATGCGATCATTGTCACGCTTAATCATTTGCGCCATATACACCATCGTGTCATAGGTATCCTGATCCAACGGAAGAGTTTCCGACAGGTCAGGTTTGAAGTGCATGACGTAATAGGTGACTGAGCCATTTTCTAGCTCTTCAGCCGATAGCTCACACCAATAATCGTAGAAGTTAGCGCCACGAGGTAGTGTCTTAACATACTCGTCCTCGAAGGGAGAGAAGTTCGCGCCCTTGAGAAACATTATAGCAGGTTTGTTCTCGACAGTCACTGAATTTCCGTCGGCATCCTTACCTTCGTAGGACACAAGAACGCGAAGGATACGGTTACATTTGATGCCCTCGTATTTCTTCTGTTCTGCCTTTCCGAGTTCATTCAGAACCTTCGATGTAGGCTTACCACAACGCAATGTACCTTTCTGATCACGAGGCTCCACACGGAAGTTCGGGATCTGAATAGTACGGTTAACCACCTTCTTCTCAGTATTGTCGAAGTGAATCCACTGGAACAATTGAGAGAGAACACGGATTTTGACGTTGTCGGCATACACTGCCTCGTCTTCAGATTTAAGGAAGAATTTACCTTCCTCAATCTTACGACCCTGCGGGTCTTTCCGACGGGAATTAACGGTCAAGATTGGTAGACGATCCCCACTGCTTGCGGGAGCATCACTGGTTCCCAAAAGGGCGGCAAGTTCACGTTGCTCTGATTGGTCGATGACGGCCAGACTGCTCATAGTCATTCTCCTATTGATTTGGACTTTCATCCTACATTTGTTAGTGTCATACGTCAACACTAACTGGTGCTTTTTCCATCCAGTTTTTGCCTGATTCAGCTTCAACATCTAATGGAAGTACGGGCGTGTAATCGAAGCGAGTTTTAAGCTCCTCTCCGACATCCCTCATTGCCCACACGAGGGTTCTTACGACCTCGTCACGCTCACTCGGAAACACGTCTACAACGATTGAATCGTGGACGGTCAGGATCAGCTTTGACTTGAGGTTCTTGTCTCTAAACGCTCTCAGTGCACGGATGCATGAGAGAGGCACACAGTCCGCCGTAGCGAAACTCTGCACAGGATAGTTTACCACGGCTGTGGCGTTCGTTATGCGGCCATTTCTAAGTCGCTTGGCATTTGGAAAATAGAATTCGCGACCGCTAGGAATTCTGACAATTCCGTCTCGGATAACTCCATCCATAAGGGTTTTATGCCACCGCTTGAGCCCTTCATAGATATTGAAGTACTCCTTGAAATACGTCTGAACGTGCGGTGGCTCGTTTGCTCCCATTCCGCCATAAAGTGGTGCAAATGTGTAGGCTTTCGCTTCTTGGCGCAGGGTCTTATCAACAGCGTCAACTGCACATTGGTTAATGATGGATGCAGTTTGCTTGTGTACGTCTTTACCCGATAGGATATCGTCGATGATCTGTGGATCACGGCTCAGTTCTCCTGCGACACGGAACTCAAGACCTGAGAAATCAAGCTCCATAATCTCGCCACCTTCAAAGCGTGAGACTACGCACTTGCGAACAGGGAATGTGCCACCGCGCGGTAAGTTTTGGAAGTTAGGATTTGATGAAGACAGACGACCTGTTCTTGTAGTGCACTGGTTAAACTGTGCGTGAAGGAACCCGTCAGGACGCGTATGCGTTTGGATACCCTTAACGAACGAGTCTAGATAAGTGTTCACAGCATTTAGTCGGCTAATGCCTTGCAGGAACTGAACAGCAACAAGATTATCCTTGCCATATGCCTGAGCAACCAGACGCTTGATAGTCGTCTTGTCTGTCTTAAACCCGTTGATAGATGCATCCATAGGGCCTTCAGGAACTAGCTTTAGACCTGCAACCTTACCTGTTTCCATCAAGGTAAAACCTTGTCCATCACAGTGAGGGCACTTAGTCAGGTTCTTCCACGGGGTGCCATCTTTCTTGTATTTCTGGAGTTTGCCTCCACCTTTGCAGGGTTCACAGTGATAGGCGACCGTCTTCATTACACGGCGGGTGAACTTGCGTACTGCATTCGTGAATTGGCTATGGGATAGACGGGCAGGGGGAAGAGGCTTGCCGTTAGCACCTACGCCAATATTGAAAGTACGCTTATGGGATTCCTTGTCTACAACCGTGCGCGAATACACGACCTTAGTCATGTCCGCACCTGAGTTAAGGTTGATAGGCGTATCGCCCATCACGTCCTTGACGATCTCTTCCAGTTTCTTCTGGATCTCCTCCTTCTCGTTAAGGAACTCTTCCTCAACCTCGTTCAAGGCATTCATGTCGATCCTGATACCGTTACGCTCAATCTCCACGAGGAATTGTGTCATTTCGTTCATTAGCGTGAAGACAGGCTTCAGACCTGCATTACTGTTCTTCTCAAGATCAGCCTGTTGCGCTAGGTAGATCTCTGCACAGGACAGTACGTCAGCATCTGCGTATTCAATGACAGTGTCCAAGGGCATTTCAGAGAAGTCCATCTTCTGAACCTTGAACAATTCATCGACTAGATCAGAACGCTTACGGGTTACGTCACGGCGCTCGGCTGTAGCTTTAAGCGACAGTTCCTTACGTTGACCACGGGCGAAGATGTATTCCCCGATCATGGTGCAATACCACTCTTTAGGAACCTCTAGGCCCGCCTCTAGGACGTATAGGTAGTCGAACTTATCGTTGTGAGCTACGCCGACATCAGCCGAGGCAAGAGCCTTAGCAAACGCGTCTGGGCTATCTGGATTTTCGCACTCTTTGTGATAGAAGATTGAACGCTCTGCTTCTCCGATCACGCCATCTTCTATTATTCTCCAATGTGCGCTCACTATCCTGTTCTTCGGATGGAACGGACTGTTGTCGATGGTGCCATTCTCCCTCTGCACCGTCGTCTCTAAATCGAATACTATTACTTTCATTGCTAGGAATACTCCAAAGGTTTATCGGTGGTAGCCTCAAGTCAGGCCACTTAATTTTCGGCATTTCCTATGTACTCATGGGAATAACTGACGATATCTCGCGGTGCCCATCCGCCTAGATGCGTCCTGCCTTTGTCACGCCGCTTCTTCATGTTCTTAGACGTGGGCTTCCACAAAGGTGAGTTATTGCGATACTCGCCCATTCGTGGGTGAACCGTCTTACTGAAGTAGCGACAACCTTGACTGACATACATTTCAGCAATTGCGTCACTGATGCGTACGCCAATCCCCAAGCCTTGGTAGTCAGGCAACACAACGGTGCGATGACCACGGTAGGCATTCTTTACTGTTCCTGACGGGTATGAAATGGCAGATCCAAATCCAACGACATTTGATCCCCACAGGCAGATCCAGAATTTTCCACTCTTATTGATGTTTTCTGTGAGATAGTGATGCGCGCTGAAGATTGGCCACGCGCTGACCCCACAAGGTAAGAGTTCCAACTCAATTGCGGGACGTCGAAGACACCCCCTCGGCAAAAACTTGCCTTGCACTGTGTCAAACACCCAATCAGGTTTAAGCCATTCGATAATGTCATAGTGACACGATGCAAAAACCACATTGCGTAACCCTTTGTTACGAATGTATCGGCTCACTGCATTAGCACAGGATTTAGCTACGTTACGATCTATCACACTTGT